GAAATAGAGATTGAAGTGGAAGAGTCAGATGATTTTTATGCCAACTTGGCTGAAGACATGGATGACCGAGAGCTCTCTTCTTTAGCCTCTGATCTGGTCTCCGATTTTGAAAACGATCAAGTATCTCGCAAAGAATGGATTCAAACCTATGTTGATGGCCTAGAACTGCTAGGTCTAAAGATTGAAGACCGAACCGAACCTTGGGATGGCGCATGTGGTATCTACCACCCCTTGTTAGCTGAGGCGTTGGTTAAGTTCCAAGCTGAAACCATCATGTCGATATTCCCTGCCGCTGGCCCAGTTAAGGCCAAGATACTAGGCAAAGAGACCCAAGACAAAAAAGAAGCGGCTGTTCGCGTCCAAGAGGACATGAACTATGAGTTAACCGAAGCCATGCCTGAGTTCCGCCCAGAAACAGAGCGTATGTTATGGGGCTTGGGTTTAGCTGGTAACGCCTTTAAGAAGGTTTATGAAGACCCGAATATTGGTAGAGCTGTTTCGTTGTTTGTGCCAGCTGAGGACGTCGTAGTGCCTTTTGGCGCCACGAATCTTGAGTCCGCCGAGCGTGTAACTCACGTTATGCGTAAGACCGAGAACGATATTCGCAAGCTTCAAGTAGGTGGATTTTACCGAGATGTTGATCTAGGCACCCCAAATAATACATTAGATGAAGTAGAAAAAAAAATTGCCGAGAAAACAGGCTTTACAGCAGTCTCTGATGAGCGCTATAAGCTTCTGGAGATGCAAGTTGAGCTTGATTTGCCCGGCTTTGAGCACGAAGAAGATGGCGAAATGACAGGTATTGCCCTGCCATATGTCGTGACCATTGAAAAAGGCTCAAATACTATCCTGTCTATCCGCAGAAACTGGAAGCCTGATGATGAAAACTACCGCCCCCGCCAGCATTTTGTGCATTATGGCTACATCCCGGGCTTTGGGTTCTATTATTTTGGTTTAATTCACCTGATTGGCGCTTATGCCAAGTCTGGCACGTCAATTATTCGCCAATTGGTAGATGCAGGCACTTTATCTAACCTTCCGGGCGGATTTAAAACTCGTGGTTTACGTATTAAGGGTGACGATACCCCAATCGCACCGGGTGAGTTCCGAGATGTGGACGTTGGTAGCGGTGCAATGCGCGACAACATCATGCCATTGCCATACAAAGAGCCTTCTCAGGTCTTGATGAGTCTGTTAAACCAGATTATCGAGAATGGTCGTCGCTTTGCCAACACCGCAGACATGCAAGTGTCAGATATGAGCGCTAATGCTCCAGTAGGCACCACATTAGCTATCTTAGAACGCACGTTAAAGGTCATGTCAGCCGTTCAAGCCCGTGTACATTTCTCTTTAAAGCAGGAATTAAAACTCTTAAAGGCCATTATTGCCGAGCATGCGCCTGAAGAATACAGCTATGAGCCCGTAGAAGGAAGCCGTAAGGCTCGACGTTCGGACTATGAAATGGTGGAAGTTATCCCTGTTTCAGACCCAAATGCGTCAACAATGGCTCAAAAGATTGTCCAATACCAAGCCGTTCTTCAGTTAGCTCAAAGTGCGCCTAACCTATACAACATGCCCCTCCTGCACCGCGATATGTTAGAGGCGTTAGGTATTAAAGAAGCCAGTAAGCTGGTTCCTTTGGCTGAAGATCAAAAGCCAACCGACCCCGTAACAGAGAATCAGAATGCATTAAATCTCAAACCCTTAAAAGCATTTGCTTACCAAGACCATGAAGCTCACATTCAGGTTCATATGTCAGCCATACAAGACCCCAAGATACAAAAGCTTGTGGGTCAAAATCCTAACGCCAATGCAATTGGGGCGGCAATGCAGGCTCACTTGGCTGAGCACTTAGGCTTTGCGTACCGCGTTCAGATCGAACAGCAGATGGGTATCAATATGCCACCTCAGATGGATGAGGCTGGTGAAGAGATTCACTTAGATCCAGAAATGGAAGCTCGCCTTACTCCACTCCTATCTCAAGCCGCACAACGTCTCTTGCAGAAGAACCAAGCAGAGGCCGCTCAAGAGCAGGCTCAGAAGCAAGCTGAAGACCCAATGCTTAAACTCCAGCAAATGGAAATTCAGATTAAGCAAATGGAAGTTGAGCGCAAGGCAATGAAAGATAAGATTGATGCCGCAACGAAGGCTGACCAACTTCAGATTGAGCGTGAGCGCATATCAAGCCAGAAAGAAATTGCGGGCCTTCAGGCTGGTGTTCAACTCTCTAAAAACAAAGACGGCATCAGTGCTAAAAAAGAACTTGAAGGATTTAAAGCCGGCATAGATCTTAATAAAGAGAAAGCCAGAATGGCTGTGGATATCGCCAAGACGCTTGATTCACAAGGGGGTGAATGATGGATGTGTTTGATGTGCTGTCAGCAAGGATTCTAGAGAAGGCTAATCATTTGTCCGAGGCCACCGCCACGGGCAACTTTGAGAACTTTGAAGAGTACAAAAAAACTTGTGGTGAGATTAGAGGCCTGCTCATCGCAAGGGGTTACGTATTAGGCCTCAAACAAGAAATGGAGCAAAAAGATGACTGAGTTGCTAATTGGTTCAAACCCCAATAGCCCGCAAGTCGTAGGGTCAATTAATTTTAATCACTCTGACGAAGAGAAAGCCAAACAACTCCCTGACCCTTCTGGGTATCGGATTCTATGCGCTATCCCTGAAATCGACAAAACATACGAGAGCGGATTAATCAAGGCAGATGAGACGGTGCATTACGAAGAAGTTCTAACCACTGTTTTGTTTGTAGTTAAGTTGGGAGAAGACTGCTACAAAGACGCAGGCAAATTCCCCACAGGGCCTTGGTGCAAAGAAGGCGATTTTATTCTAGTAAGGCCTAATTCTGGGTCACGGCTCATCATCCATGGGCGTGAATTTAGAATTATTAATGATGACTCTGTGGAAGCTGTAGTTCAAGATCCACGCGGCATCAAACGGAAATAAAGGAGAAACGTATGGCTAACTTAGATAAGACAGAATACAAGTTCCCAGACGAGCAGGATGATCTGGAAATTGAAGTTGAAGACACCACGCCAGAATCTGACCGTGGCCGTGAACCCATGCCTAAAGACATCGTTGAGGAGCTCGAACAAGACGAGCTAGAGAATTACTCTGACGATGTAAAGCAGAGGATGAAACAGCTTAAGAAGGTTTGGCATGACGAGCGCCGAGAGAAAGAAACGGCATACCGTGAGCGACAGGCAAGCATAGATGCTACAAAACGCCTTATGGAAGAGAACAAGCGGTTTAAACAGATAATCAATTCTGGTCAAACAGAATACGTGTCTGCCGTTAAACAGACTAGCGAGATGAAGCTTGATTCGGCCAAACGGGCATACAAAGAAGCCTATGAAAATGGCGACTCTGATTTGCTGATGTCAGCTCAAGAGGCAATGACCAAAGCCACAATGGAGTTGGAGCGTGTAAATAATTATCGCCCAACCCCTTTACAAGAGGAGCAGAATGTTGTACAAACACAACATCAGGCCCCTCGACCTGACCCAAAAGCGGTAGCGTGGCAAGAACGCAACCCTTGGTTTGGACAGGATGAGGAAATGACAGCCAGCGCATTAGGGTTACATGAAAAACTCAAACGCAGTGGCACTGTTGTAGGGTCAGAAGAGTATTACTCCACGTTGGACAAAACAATGCGGAAGCGGTTTTCAGAACATTTTACGGAGCCAGAAGAACCATCACGTCAGCGAACCACCACGGTGGTAGCACCGGCCAAGCGAACAACATCACCTCGAAAAGTGACGTTAAGGCAGGACGAAATGAGCCTAATCAAAAAATTAGGAATCACCCCGGAACAGTACGTTAGAGAAGTTTTGAAACTGGAGAAATAAAATGACTGAAAAAAGAATTGATCGCGATTTGCAAACACGAGATTTAACGGAGCGCCCAAAGCAGTGGTCGCAACCAGAGCTTCTCCCTGATCCGGAAAAACAACCGGGATTTGCATATCGTTGGATTCGTGTTTCGACATTGAACTCGGCAGATCCCCGCAACATCTCCGCCAAACTCAGAGAAGGATGGGAGCCAGTCACTGTTGAAGAACAGCCAAGATTTAAACTGCTAATCGATCCCAATAGTCGCTTTAACGGCAATATTGAGATTGGTGGGTTGTTATTGTGCAAGACCCCAGAAGAGTTTGTCCAGCAACGCAATGCGCATTATACCAAGCAAAGCCAAGCTCAGACGGAAGGTGTCGATAATAACTTTATGCGCCAAAGCGATGCCCGTATGCCGTTGTTTTCAGAAAAGAAATCAACCAGTACGCGTGGTTTTGGTAAAGGTTCTTAATTTAATTTATTGGAGTTAACATGGCTTATCCTACTGTTAATGCCCCTTACGGCTTCAAGCCAATCAACCGTCTTGACGGCATGCCATACGCAGGCGCTACGCGCCAATTGAACATTGCGTCAGGCTACGCCGCCAATCTTTTATACGGCGATTTGGTTATTGTTGTTACAGGTGGCGTAATTGAGAAGTTCACAGGCACAACTACTGGTTCACCAGTTGGCGTGTTCGTTGGTTGCGTATACACGAACCCAACAACCAAGCAACGTTTGCAAGCACAATACTGGCCTACTGGCACAGTGGCGTCAGATGCGACTGGTTATGTTGTTGACGATCCTAATGCAGTGTTCAAAGTTGCAGTGACAAACGGTTCTAGCGTTATGTCTAGCGCCGCTTTGGCATCTGTTGGGTCAAACATGTCTATTATTCAGGGCACTGGTAGCACTGCTACAGGTAATTCTGCTGTTTCAGTTCTTGCTGGATCAGAAGGCACTACCGCCGCATTGCCCGTTCGTGTAGTTGACGTGGTCCCTGAAACCGCAACTGGTGCTGACGCATTTGTTGAGTTGATCGTTAAGATCAATCTCCACCAGTACAACAACACTACTGGTGTATAAGGAGCTAAATCATGGCTATTTCACGCGCACAACAACTAAAGCAACTCTTACCGGGTCTGAACGCATTGTTCGGCCTCAAGTACGAGACCTATGCTGAACAACACAAAGAGATCTACGATACAGAGAGCTCAGACCGTTCGTTCGAAGAAGAAACAAAGCTTTCAGGCTTTTCTGCCGCACCTGTTAAAGACGAGGGCTCTGCTCTTTCTTATGACAATGCACAGGAAGCTTGGACATCTCGCTACAACCACGAAACTATTGCATTAGGCTTTAGCTTGACTGAAGAAGCCATCGAGGACAACCTCTATGACTCACTATCAGCCCGCTACGTCGCCGCATTAGCTCGTGCTATGGCATACACCAAGCAAGTTAAAGCCGCTTCAGTATTGAACAACGGCTTCACTGGTGGCACATATGCTGGTGGCGATGGTGTTGCTTTGTTCTCAGCCGCACACCCATTGGATGCTGGTGGCACTAACAGCAACATCCCTGCCGTTGCCGCTGACTTGAATGAAACTTCGTTGGAAAACGCAGTTATTCAAATCGCCGCTTGGACAGACGAGCGTGGCTTGTTAATCGCCGCTAAGCCAGTCAAGCTTTTTGTTCCTCCTGCATTGCAATTCGTTGCAACCCGCTTGTTGGAAACAAAATTGCGTGTCGGCACCGCTGACAATGACATTAATGCCATTGAAAACAACGGTTCAATCCCAGAAGGCTATACGGTTAATAACTACTTCACCGATACAAACGCTTGGTTCTTAAAGACTGACGTTCCTAACGGTATGAAGCATTTTATCCGTACACCATTGAGCAATTCAATGGACGGGGACTTCGACACAGGCAATGTACGCTACAAAGCCCGTGAACGTTATTCATTTGGTTATAGCGATCCACTCGGCATGTACGGTTCAGCAGGTGCTTAAGCTTTAAAGCAAGTACTTAGCTGTACAGACCCCGCTCACAAGGCGGGGTTTTTCTTTTGAACGAAGTACTGCACATACAAGCAGTTTTTTTATTCCTTAAACATGGTGTACACTACATAAAAAGGAGTAGTGTATGCCATACAAGATTGATATCTGTGGGATATATAAACTGGTTAATCGTATGACCAATCAATGTTATGTCGGGCAATCTCAGAGAGCGCAAAAAAGAATAAAAGAACATTTTCGATTGCTACGCTTGGATAAGCACCCAAATAAACATTTACAACATGCTTACAATAAATACGGTGCGGACAATTTCTACGGTGCTATTGAAATTGAATGTGAAAACGTTGAACAGTTAGACGCATTAGAAGAAGCGTTTTTAAACAATGATGCTTGGTTTGAAGAGCCTACAATTTATAACATTGCAGATTTTGCCAATGCTCCTATGCGTGGAAAAAGACATAGTGAAGAGGTTCGTCAGCGTATACGTTTGGGTAGAAGAGCTACAACTTTTGATTACCGCAGTGAAGAATATCGCGCCACCCTATCAAAAGCACATATGGCTCGCTTTCAAGAAGACCCGAAATTTATTGCAAAGCTTAAGCATATCCTCGATAATTCAGACAGGTCTTATGCAGAACGTGCAAGACAATTAAATGCGGACACTAGCTCCGTGCGCCGTCTTGCTATAAAATATGCTCATCTTAAAGGAAAGATATAATGGCACAAACTCGATTCTCAGGTCCCGTCGCATCAACAAACGGCTTTATCCCCCCAATCGTCACTACAGCTAACCTCCCAGCTTTTGCTTCGGTGCCCGCAGGTACTGTTTATATGGTGAGAGACAATGGCGTTGGTAATAATGAGTTCAGTCTTGTAATTAACACAGGCGCCGCTTGGGTTACCGCTGTTGGTGCCGCACTTAGCTAATAACTCTTATAACTAGGAGTTAAATATGGCTAATCCAATCCGCAAAACCACAAAAGGTAAAGGTCGTAACTTCCTAAGCACTAAAGAAGGTGCTGGGATGACGGCCGCGGGCAGGAAAGCCTATAACGCTAAAACTGGGTCTAATCTAAAGGCTCCACAGCCTGAAGGCGGCTCTCGTAAAAAATCATTTTGTGCTCGCATGAGCGGGATGCCCGGTCCTATGAAAGACGAAAAGGGTAAGCCGACACGCAAAGCCGCAA